GCCAGGACCCGATTACTATACCGCGGGGTAATCAACCCTATTTAGAGGGTGTTCCATAAAGGGAAACACGTCTGCTACGCGGTAGACTCGATATGCGAGTCATTCGTTTGATTGTTGTCAACTGTCAGAAAACTGCGATTTCTCGCAACGCAAACTGCCATGCCACCAAGCTTTTAGGTGCCCCACTGTAAAAACAGTATCGGGGGGTTCCCGTAAATCTCTTACCCAGATGTAACCTTCTTCTTCAATTGAAAGAAAATTTTGGCTTTTAACCACACCCAGAAACGATAAAAACGCGGGAGGACGGATGCCCTGTTTATCAACGCAATCTCACAACACTACGGTTGGAGAGCGGACCAGGGATAATCTGCTGAATTGCGCCAGCACAAGCAGCAGCAGAAGATGAAACTGACTGAGAAACAGATGACAAATTGTCATACTCCAAATCAGCAACATCAAAACGCGCCATAAGCTTCTCAAGCTTCGCAATCTTCTGATCCAAAATGGACAGAGTTGGACGAGCGTTGAAAGAAGCAGGCAACTGCGTAATATACAAATCACAATAGGAGAAAGCTGCCATACCGGTCAAACCACCAATAGTGACAGTGTTCGCAGCAGCAACACCACTAGCTGAAACTGAGATGCCGACCTGATAACTGGCCCAGGAACCATCGGCGCCATATTGTACAAAACTGTTGGCGCCTCCATCCTTGAAATCAGCAGTGTCAGACGTCAAATTGGCTCCCAAAGAAAGAGAAGGCACGGCAGCAATAGTTGTACATTGCCAATTCAACGACACATAGAAATTGCCAGCAATGGGCATTGTAAACGTGGTGCTAGTTGTAACAACAGGCAACGTGGATTTGGTGGACAAGCCAACCGTACCATTCGTGCCAAGCGGACTAGCAGCACTAGCTGACCCTGCTGCCGTTTCGCGCACATGCGCATACAACAACGCTGCAGAAACGGAGCCTGGTATGGGTAGCTTTGGACGGATCATGTCAAAAGCATACTCAACATACAGCTCACCAATTTCAGTAGTAACAGCATTGGATGAAG